TTCACCAGCAAAAGAAGTAAAAGCATGTTGCTTTCTAGCTGCTCCTGGTAAAGTTAGAGATCCAGCAGTTAATTGACTCCAACCACCTATTTTTTCAGGTAGCCCATATCTAAATCTTACAAAATCACCATCTGTCCATTGACCTTCGGCACCAGATTCTGTGTCTTGTTTGTTAAAGCCAGGCTTGAAATTTAATTTTTGTAGCATATAATAGCTTATATATCAGTTTTATAAAGAATGAAAGTATCATAATTATGGACCATTTAGAAGCAATTGTCGAATTAAAAAATATAGTTAATACTGATTTTTGCAAAAATATAATGGCTCTTACAGATAAAAAAGCTATTAAAAATCTCACCATAGGAGCAGGTGAAGTTAATAAAGATATAAGAAATGTTAAAGGATATTCTTTAAATTTACAAACTCCAACTAATTTATTTTATTGGAACTATATAAAGTCGGAAATAGAAAGATTATATATTCATTATAAAATTAAATTTCCTAAAATGGAAAGTAATAAAATCAATCAAATTGATTTGTTAAAATATAAGCCAGGGGGAAATTATAAAATACACACAGATCACTTTAGTATCACAGCGAGAGCATTAAGTATTATTATAAATTTAAATGATGATTATAAAGGAGGAGATTTAGTTTTTACAGATCAAAAAGAAATGGAAGTAAAAAGAATTAAGTTACAGAAAAATTCTATTGTTTTTTTTCCGAGTAATTTTTTATATCCTCACATAATTGAACCAGTATCGAAAGGAACAAGGTATAGTATAGTAGCCTGGTTACAGTAATGAATTTAAAAATTAATAGAATAATTAAAAATTGGAAAGATGCAGGTAAAATAACGTACACTAAAAGTGCATTTATATTAAACCGGGGAGGGCCAGGAAGAAGATTTGCTTCGCAAAATTCAAATTTTGAATTATGGAAAGAAGCTTTTAAACAATTTAATTTATTTCCTACAGAAAAAGATCCTCTCTATGGAGATTTATTAATGAACCACTATCAAGATGATAGCTTTACACATATACATCAAGATGATGCTAAAAAAGGATGTGCGCATATCAGAGCTAATCTTATGATAAAAAAACCTAAATCTGGTGGAAATATAATTATAGATAATAAAATTTATGAAGTAGAAGTAAATGATCTTTGGCTTGTTATAGCTTCTATGGAACAACATGGATCTACTCCAATAAAAGATGGAGAAAGATTAATATTCTCTTTTGGAGCTAGTATAAAAAAAGAAGAACTAGAAAAAATTATTAAATGAATACAATAATAAAAAACTTTATCACTCCACAGGAATTAAGTTTATTTCAAAAATATTGTTACAATAGATTGGATGCAAATAAAGACTATTTAATAGACAGTCAATCTTTTTCACCTGCTTGGTATAATGATTCTCTTATGACATCTCTGTTAGATATTAAGTTACCTTTGGTAGAAAAAAAATCTAATTTAAAATTGTTTCCAACTTATGCATATTGGAGATACTATGTTTATGGAGCTAAATTAGATAAGCACACTGATAGACCTGCATGTGAAATAAGTGTCACCGCCTGCATAAAAAAATATGACGACTGGCCTATTGTTGTTGAAGGCAAGTCTTTTGAATTAGAAGAAGGCGATGCCGTGTTATACACTGGATGTGATCAAAAACATTGGAGACCTGGAATCTATGAAGGAGAAGGTATGGCACAAGTTTTCTTACATTATGTAAATCAAAAGGGTCCTTACAAAGACCACGCATATGATAAAGTATTAAACAACAGATGAATTTTAGATTATTTGATATAGTTGAAACAGAAAAATTTCAATTTGTTAGAATCCATAAAAATGGAAATGGTAGTGTTGTTAAATGTATTCAAAATAATTTTAAAAAAGAAGACATATTTTATGTTCATCATCTTTCTAAAAAACCAAGATTTTGTATAATCAGAGATCCTTACGAAAGATTTTTATCAGGTTTAAAATGGGACTTGTGGTTAAATAAAGTAGATATTAAAGATATAGATATAAAACAATTATTTACTTCAAATGAACATCACATAAGAAATAGTATTACTGGTCATATTAATCATAGCACTTCACAAATTCCGTATTTATTTAATGTTCAATGCAGTCATTATATAGATCTACCTGATTTACATATATTTTTAAAAATGCATTTTGGTAAAAGTGAGTATGAAAATAAAACTCCTCTTCATAGCCTTAAAGATAAAGATATTGAAAAACATATAAATAAAGACGAAGTTATGGAATATTTACATTTAGATTATTATGTGTATAATAGTATTAAAAGATCACCATTCTTATGGGAATGGCAACATGGAAAGATATTTTAAATAGATATGATAAAAGTAATAAAAAATGTTTTAACATTAGAAGATTCTTTTGAATTATATCAAGGTCTTATTGGTCAAAATATATGGAATCTTAATAGAGCCTCTGCACCAGGAAAACCAAGAGGAGCTTTTCCAGGTGTAATGTTTTTAGAAGATGGTGAAGTAATATATAATAATGCTTACTGGATTGGATATTTTAATTGTTTATATGATAGAATAAATCAAAAATTACATGAACAACACAATTTTAAATTAACTAGAAAAATAAAACGAATAGCATTAAATGCTCAGAATGATAATCACTACACAGAATTTCATGTTGACAAAGATACTTCCCATTACAGTATCGTAGGATTTTTAACACCACAATGGGCTGAAGACTGGGGAGGTGAACTAAATATTGAAGGTGAAATATTTAAATATGCACCTGGAGACTTTGTATTATTTGATTCAAATAAACTACATAAATCACAAGAAATAAAAAAAATACCTTATTGGAGAATATCTGTAAGTTACCTGACATTATATGAATAAAGTGCAAGAAAAAACAGTAAATATTACCAATTTTATTGGCGTGTATGATGGCTACATCACTAAAGAAGAATGTAATAAAGTTATTCAATTATTTGAAAATGAAAACAAATTTAACAACACAGTTAATAGAATAGGTTCAGAAAAAGCTTCTATACTTCAAAAACAAGACCAACAATACTTTGCCGCGTCAGGTAATTTAGATGTTTGGTGGGAAGATTTAAAGGCTGTAATTTTTAATTTTGATTTAGCTTGGAATCATTATATAAAAAATACTGGAGCATCTGAAGTTTATGATCATGAACAACTTAAATACACCAGTTTAAAAATACAAAAAACTTTACCGACAGAAGGTTATCATGTTTGGCATATTGAGCATGGTGCGAGGTTTACTGACGCAACAAGAGCTTTTGTTTTTTCAATATATTTAAATGATGTAGAAGAAGGTGGAGAAACAGAGTTTTTACATTTTTCAAAAAGAGTAAAACCTAAAACAGGTAGAATAGTTATCTGGCCAGCTGCTTTTCCATATTTACATAGAGGAAATCCACCATTGTCTGGTGAGAAATATATCTTAACTTCTTGGATGATGCTTTAATGATTAGTTTATTAACCAAAAATAATAAATTAAATGAAGTCAAAAATAGTTTAACTATTACTTATCCAAGAACCATAAATATAATATATGGAAATTATCCTTATCCTCATGTAGTTCATAATTTTATATTAGATATAAAAAATAATTTAGATCCTGTTATGGAAAATTATACTAATGTAAAAGGAGGAATGACTAGTTGGGATCATTATATAGATAATGATAATTTTAAAGGTTTTATAGCTTATTTAATAAATAATCATCAAACTACTCATCCTGAAATTTTTGAATATTTTTTAGAAAAAAATACTATTAAAGAAGCTTGGGGAAATGAAATAAAAAAACAAGATAGTTTAAACTATCACACACATCCATGTCTACATGGTATTTTATATTTAACAAAAGGATGCGATTTAATTCTTCCTCAATTAAATTTAAAAATATCCCCTGAACCAGGTGACTATTATATATTTCCTCCAGAAATATTACATGGATTTGATATGTGTCAAGAAGATACCAATAGATATAGTTTGATATTTAATATTATACAAAAATATAATAGATTTGAATTTGATAAAAAATTAACTGCTATATGATGTAGGTCTTGCACCTAATCTAGCAATTTTGTCATCTGCAGTTTCATCTTCAATATTATCATTATCCCAATCAGATTGTAATTGAGCTAAGTGAGCTGAATCCCATCTAGTAGTGAAGTCTGTAAAATCACCTAGGTTTGCATCTTCCCAGCTAGAGTGAGGAGTATCATCTTTGTATTCTACAGTGTCACTTATATTAGATGTTCCATATTGAATAGCCCAAATGTTTGAAAACTTACCTTGTGACCAAAAAGAATCATCTGAGATAACATATCCAACACCTTCAGAAGCACCTTCAGCATGATTTTTAATTACTGCTTTGTCTTCAAATACTACTGTCCATTGTGCGTTTGTTGTCATAATCTCTCCTACGTCTTGATAATATAAATTACTGTTAAATAAGGTTGTAAAACCGAAGTTGCATCACCTGAAAAATTAGCACTCATGTTGTGAGAGTGACCTTGTCCAGAACCTGCATTACCTGTACCACTGTTACTAGCTCCAGGTTGGTAGTTAGGTCCTCCACCAAAATTTGATTGTCTTCCACTACTACCACCTCTACCTGGGTGTGCGTGAGAAGCAAGTTGTGCAGTTGATAAAGTTGCATTAGCAGTTGATCCACCAACGTTTCCAGTTGAAGCTACAGTGTTAGCTCCACCAGTAGATGCTAAAGCTTTATTATTTGATTTTCCAACTGCTACATTATTTTGTAAGTCTGGTACAAGAAAAGTTGATGAACCGTCTCCAGCTCCATAAGTTGTACCTACGATTGCAAATAAATCTGCATAAGTTGATCTTGAAACTGTCTGACCATTACACTCTAAGAAACCTGTTGGCACTGATGCAGAAGACCACGGCACAATAGTAGCTGTAGGAATTCCTTCGATACCTGTAAGGTTTGCTCCTGAAAAATCGTATTTTGTTGCTTCGTAATTTGACATATTATTTCTCCGTGTAAGTCCATCCTGTTGTAGCATCTCCAGAAAAAACTAATGAAAAAGCTGCACCTTGTGTGTTAACAACAAGATCAGATGCTGCATTAGCTATATTAGAAGAGTTTCTACCAACAGTCAATGCGTTAGTATTGAAATCATAACCTTGGTCTACAAAATGTACTTCATCCCCTGTAGCCGGTGATGCTGGAAGAGTTGCTGTAACTGCTCCACCATTTGTATTTACTAAAAGTTTAGCACCAGCTTGAACTGTTTCCGCCGCTGATATTGCTCTCCAATTTCTTTGTTCATGAAGTTTTACAACATTAGTTCCATCAGAATATAATGTGTAATTATTTCCTTCACATAAAAGAACACCTGTTCCCGATGCAGTTTTAAAAGTTAAAGTATTTCCGGCATGATTACATGCGTCTTCAACTAAATAAGTTTTTTCAAGTGAGTTTGGAATACTTACTGTTAAGTTAGAAGCTAAAGTCCCTGTTAATTTAATAACTTCATTTTTACCATTTGATAAAGCACCATTAGTAAAAGTTAAAGATCTAGCGGCGTTAGTTATATTAAAAGTAGTAAAACCACCGATTGCTTGTTCTAAAATTAAAAGGTTGGTATTTGTAATTTGTCCCCAAGTTCCTGAGTTTTCCCCAGTTGCTTGTACTGTAAGTTTTAAATTTGCTGATGTTGAATTCGCCATATTAAATTCCTTATATCGTTTATTTTATAAAAATAAAGAGAAAGTGTCAAACTCTTTATGCAACGACTTCCCTCCATCCAGGAGGATCTATTGGAGCAGAACCTGTATTTATTTCGTTCCAGATAAGAGCATTACCACTTCCTACTGTTGTAGTCAACCCAAAACCATTGAAAGTTGCGGTAGCATCTGTAAATGCAGATACTGAAGCAACCCTTGCTAATAGAGGATTTCCAGTAACATTTACAGGTGTATTTAAATCTACTGTCTCATTACCTAAAGCAGCGCTTAATGCAAAACCTGTTACAGTTGGTGCAACATCTCCTTTCATTCCAAGAGTACCTAAAGCACCTATCATGAAATTTCCAGTTATCATTGCATCAGGTGCAGGGTCAACAATACCTAAAGTTAATTGAGCTACATTTAAAGTATTAGCAGTTACGTTTGCACTACCTGTAATTTCTGTTGGAGATCCTAAAGCTGCGGTCATTGCAATTCCAGAAACATCTGCTTGCACAGAACTTCCAGCATCGCCCCAATCATTTATTGACCAACCAAGTCTACCCCAACCTTCATTATTAAATGCTTCAACAGTACCAAGACTTGCAACAACTGCATCACCTGTGGCCATTGCATCAGGACCAGCATCAGCTGTTCCTAAATTAGTTGTAAGTGGAATACCTGTAACATCAACTTCAGCTAAACCAACTGCAATTACAGATCCATCGTCTGCTGTTAAAGGATTACCTGTGAGAGTTATTGCTACGTCCCCTTGCATACCAAGGGTACCTAAATTTGCTGATAAAGAAATTCCTGTAGGAATAGTTGTGCCGGCAATACCCCAACCTTGAAGACCCCATTCTTGTCTACCCCAACCTACATTAACTTCAGTTGAGCTTGACTCGTCTCCTAAAGATGCAGTAAGGGCAATACCCGTGACTGTAAAAGACGGGTCTGCTAAATCATTCCATTGGTTTTGACCCCAAGTGCCGGCGCCCCAAGTTCCTGATCCACTCATAGGAGTTTACCTCCTACGATTAACCAGAGATCCTAAGAATCGCTGCTGTTGATGTTGGTGCTGGAAACTGAACTGTAAACGTACCTGAAGTAGCTGTTTTATCTGCTCCGAAATCTAAAACACAAACTGCAGAGTTAGTAGTCGCAGATGATGTGTTGTAAATTAAAGCTCCTCTTGCTGTCAGAGTAACGTTTTGAAATGACAGGTCAACAAAATCTGCTCTTGCAACACCAGCTGTTAAAGAAGTTGGCGCATTAACAAGTGCACCACCACCAGCTGAATAGTTTGCTGATGTAACTTCGTTAGTAGGTGCAGAAGTTAATAGAGAAGTAGTTGCTGAGTTAAGAGTAGCTGAAGAAGTATAAAGAGCTAACTTATATTTATCACCACCAGTTTGTTTGAAGTTTGAATCACCTTCTAGTAGTAACTTTTTAAAGTTGTTTGCAATTGCTTGTGTTATAGCCATAATTTATTCTCCTATTTACCTATACGAGGAACACCACTTTGATATTCGTCTCGTCTTCTTCTTCCCATTTGTTCAATAGAGAAGCCTTCTACCACTTGTTTATACTTTTGTTCGTATAATTGCAAGAGGTCTTGTGGCCCTTTTAGAAAACCGTAAGCCTCGACAAGGCATGCATATAGAAGTCCATTGGGAAAGTTTGTACTTATATATGTTGTTGTATTTGTACTCGATAATCCGGGATCTTTCAAGATATAATTTAACTGAATTATATAAGTTTGATCAGGGGTAGGAGCCACAATAATTCTATTTTCATCCCACCAGCTATAATATTTTGGTACGCCAGTAACAGCAGTTGGGTTAAATTCAGACATAAAACTTGTGTCTCTCCATTGTAAAAAATCTCTTTCTTGATTAGTATTTCCATCAGCTAATTCAGAGTCTACAATCTGAGCAGATCTAATAACTAAAGCATCTGTAGGAGCGTCAATAAATCTTGTAGAAGCTATTAGGTTGGCTGATACATATTTTCTGTTATTGTCAGAATCTATATCTCTAAATATTCTGTATTCTGCATCAAGAATGATACCATCTAAAATAGTGTCAGATAATACTGTTGATCCAACTTCTGTATAATCTCTGATTTTTGTTTTTAATTCGTCGTATGTCATAATTATAAATTTGTACTTGTGAAGTTATTATTAACAGGACCTGCGAGACAATTCAAGCCTCCTCCTGGTCCATATACATCTAAAAACAAAGTGCCTTCATCATTTTCTTTTAAATTATAACTATTAGCAATAGTTATTGTTGAAGGTTGCCCTGCTTGACTTTGAGTTGTTTCATTTAAAGAATCAACTAATCTTGCTCCAAATATCTTGGCTCCAGCATCATGGGAACTAGCTGTAGTATTTACAGGACTAACTCCTCTAAATGGAGCGTTAGTTCCTCTGACTAAACCTGATAACACTTTTGTTCCAGAATTATAAGCAGTGTACTCAACCACTTCATTTTCAAAAAATCCTGTTGTAGAATTTATTTTTTCAATAACTACATAACCACCATTTGTATAGAAACCAAGATCATCAACTAGAGTCATAGAAGTATCTGTAGAAGTTATGTTAGAAGCTAAGGTGGTTGATAATTCTAATTCTTGAATACTTCTTTGAAGAGCAGTTGTGCTTGATACTAAATTTGATTTTATACTCATTAACCTTACTACATCATTTACTAATATTCTACTGTTAGGTTGAGCTACAACATAAACAGAACCAATACTAATATTGTTTGTAGTAATAGGATTTTCTTCTAATAAATCTGGAGTAGGTAAAGGTGCAACTTGTGGTCTTGCTGTTTGTAAACCTTGTGGATCAGCAACAAATGGTTTTGGTTCTAACTGTGGTTGCTTACGTTCAAACTCTGAGTAATGTACAAACTGTCCATTCCATTCTGTAACCATTTCTCTCCACGGAAAAGCTAGTCCGCTTCGATCAGAGATTGCTAAAGCGTGTTTCCCTTTTGCAAACTTTGCCATTAGATCTCCGGATAATAAGTTTTAGGTGATATGTAAACACTAGAAGAAGAACCGTCTTCAGCTAATGCTCTTTGTAACTCATCTTCGTAAAGTAATTTCATTTCCTGTGTTCTTTGAGGTGCCTTCTTTTGTGATACGTAGTAAGCTAAACCTGCACACATACAAGGTACAAATCTATTAACTACATCTGCTTCGTTTGTATATTTACCTGCATCCTGTAATCTTTGTAAGTAATAAAAGAAAATATAGTCTCCAACTTGAGAAGTGCCTGGAGTTAAGTATAAAGTAACTGTAACTCTATCTATAAATCTTTGTACCCAATATTGAGAAGGTTGTCCTGTAGCAGTCTTATTTGAAAAAGCTGAATACTGTGATCTGTTTACTTTTGATAAAGGTGAATCTACATTAGCAGCAGTTCTGTAACTAGATTCTAAAAGATCAGAAGCCATATTTACAAAATTATTTACTGAATCATTTTGAGCATGAGAAGCAGCTGTTGTATCATCAATTCCTCTATCAGTCACAGCTGACAAAATTAAATTATTACCTGAAATAGAGCTGTACTGCATTATTTCATTATTGATTTTTATTTTACCTGAAGCAGGCATCTGGGCCACAGAAGCAACTGGAATAGTTGTAACTGTAGCATTTATTGCAGAAGTTAAAGTAGTAGTAATTCCATCAGAAGCACCATCACTTGGTGATCTATAAATTACATATTCAGTTTGACCATTAACTAAACTAAAAGCATGTTCTCTTACTTGCCAAAAATGAATACCTCTATTGTCCCATTCTTGAAGCATTATGTTTAATGATCTTCTAGCTGAACGCAGGTCATTACCTGAGTAATCAAAGAAACCTAATCTTTCAAAAGATTCAGTTA